AACGATCCTTGCCACTCTAATGCCTCACTCACAGCAGGGAACTGCTTGACAAATACATCTCTAACCTGCTCTGCAATTATCATGTGTTCCTTTTGTGTACCATGTGCAGACCTCAAATTTATATAGTGAATCCATGATCGACATGAACCAGTCATGTAAATTCTAGTGGGTGTTGCTAAAGGGAGAACAAATCTCGCACACTCCTTCGCAATACCCTCACGTAAGAGTTCATTGTATAGATCAATGCCTTCAGCGAAGTACCTTTCAATCGTTTTCTGTAATTTTTTCTTCTGTTCATCTGGAATGTTGTCAATACTATTCTGTCTGTTCTTACTATCTTGACTCCTCAACTCAGGAGCAGGTATGGAACCTAGTAAGTTTGTCTCTGCATATCTTTGACTAAACTCTTGAAATGTAAATGATCTATGTCTGAGTATTTGTGCTGCTATACCTCTATTGGTTTCTATCTCCACTGTCATTGTGGATTGTTCAAATACTGACCAATGGTTGTGCTTGATACAATACTTCAGTAGACCTGAGTAATTCTCATTGTCCTGATTAGATGGGTTAGATACTCTGGCAATATATGCCATGGTCTTCTCTGCATCAGGTGTGATACTAATGAGTTTTACGGTCATGTGCCTTCAAACTCCTCGTCATAATCCAATTCAATTGGTTGTATGTCATCGTACTTATACGATTCTGTGTCTGAGTAGACCTCTGCCTTGAGTGCGGACAATAGCATCTCAAGATCAGTGACTATCACTTTTAGTTTGTCTCTATCCATGACAAAATTATAACATAAAAAAAGGAGGGGTCAACCCCCTCCTTACAAGCTAGTGAGATTACTTGCTTGCTGTTACCTTTAGACCACGATACATAAGGTCGTGTCTATTACGCTTTGCTGCTTCTGCAAGCACCTTTGCGTTGTATTCTTCAGCGTTGTACTCAACGCCACGGTAAGTGACTTTAGTCATTTGTTTTCTCCAAAGTAGTAGGGATTTTTGCCCCGTTCCTTCAGTCAACATTTGCGTCCCCGAAGGGATGAACGTACCCGTTCCGTGTCTGACTTACTTGCGTCTCTTGCGAGATGAACGTAAGGATATGCTAACATATCTACAAGTATTTAGCAAGTAATTGTGTATCAATTGTTACTTATCTCTCCAAACAATCTCTGGATACGCCTCCTCCACTACGTTTCTTGTAATTCTGTATTTACTCTGAAGATCTTTGTCCTTTACAAGACATACAATCTCTGCCTCCTCTGCTTCAAGTGACTCTAGTAATTGTATGAGTAAAGTCTCCCTCCTCATGTTGGAGATCTTATCATTGCCACCTCTCACAAAGTTGTAGAGTGTTCTCCACTCATGTATCAATCTTGTATGACCTTCCGTTCCTTTTGGTGATTCATTTGGTTTGTATGGCACTGCTCCTTCTGGCACTGCACTATCAATGCCCTTATCAAAGTTCCATATCAGTAATGCCTTTACGTCATCACGTTTGTGTGCTTTCAAGAGGTCAATCTTTTTGTCTTTAGTCTTAGCACCATGAACTGCTCTGAATAGTTCAGAGACTAAAGGATTGTTAGGTAATTTTGCCATGAATTAATCATCATCAGTTTCATTTGGATCACCCTCAAATCTTATAGCAAGAATTTCATCGGGCAATGGGTTCCCATTCGCATCAAACATTTCTGGATGGGAATATCGTGGAGTCGTTTCCTGTACATATGATCGAATAAGATATCCGATTGTTGCACCAAGAGCAAGTGTTAGTATTCCTACTGCAACACTCAAGGCAATGATTGCCTGTTCCATTTGTTTTCTCCAGTTGTGCAGCGTTGGTTGATGAGATTTCTTACTCAACAATAGTTCTGCTCCTTTATTTATAGAACCTAAATCAGGTTCTTTTCCTGTAGATAATGTAGTGTGTCCTTGCATCCACCTATATGTTTATTGTCAAGTTGAACCTGTGGAAAGGTAGCACCCTCCTCAAATTCCTCATAAAATTGTTTACGAGTAAAATCTTTATCCAGTTTGTACTCAAGGTAATCTATCTTACAATGACTAAAGAGTTGTCTAACTCTCTCACACCACTGACAGTTATCCTTAGACCATAAAACTGCTTTCATTGTAGTACTGGCATGTCGTAGTCTGGTACAGGCATAATTTTAGATGTAGGTGTCACAAGCACCTCCACAAGTAAATTTATATCAGCAGAAATAGCATCCATAGATTCAGACATCTGACGATATCCAGAACCAACGTACATTTGTCCAGCGAATACTGATGCAGTGGCAGCACCCCAGAACCAGTAATAAGTTCTACTTTTTTTCTGTCTTGGTTTCATCCTGTTTTATAGTTTTCCTGATCATCTTAGCATAGATTACCTCTGATGTCGAGTATAAAGTAGGATGTTTCTTTGCTCTCTTTATTAATTTTTTTGCTGCTTTCCTGTCTTGCATGCAAGTATTTATACTTACATCAAAACCTCCTTGCATATTCTTTTGCATGTGTGCTGATCATCATTACACTCTATGAGACACTCGTAATACTCTGACAATAACTCCATACTATGAGGGTCTTCGTATGAACCTGCCAGTTCATTGTAAGAAACTAGATTGTGATGCATGATCCTCCTAAGTTTTGATTATTTAGAGGTCATGTTACGATATCAACACACCTTCTTAGCCGAAAGAAATGCCTAGTAGGTATACCCTGCAACAAATAATTTCTCGTCAGAAGATGGTTGAGAGTTAGGAACATATATCCCTCTGCTTGCCTCTGAATTTGCCTGTGCTCTTGCTATCAACGCTGCTTGACCTGCTGGTATGTTACCACCTGCCCATGCTTTGAGACATGAGTGTTGTAATGCTCTACCGTATGAGAATGATACCGTCCATGGAGTATCGACAATCACATTGTTCATCTCGCTAAGATATATTGATGCTGCTTCTTCACTTAGACCGCCAGATAGGAATACAATACCTGCCACCTCTTCTGGCACAGACTTTATCATTACTTCAATAGTTTTTCTTGCTACGTCTTTGGGTGACACTTTCTCAGGACACTCTGCACCACAGCATGTCATTGATGGTTTGAGTAATGTGCCTTCAAGATATACACCTAGTTTCTCACATGCAAAGTATGTCTCCTCTATGATACGTTCCTGTACTTCAGCAGTCCTGTCAAAGTGATGACTACCATCCATAAGAACCTCTGGTTCTATGATAGGAACAAGACCTGACTCTTGTACCGACCTTGCATATCTAGCAAGACCCCACGAACTCTCTAGTATTGCTGCTTCAGAAGGTCCGTCTTCTGTAATCTGTAGAACTGATCTCCACTTAGCAAATCTAGCACCTCGCTCATAGTATTTTGCTGCTCTCTCTACAAGACCATCAATACCAGAGCAGTATGTCTCATGTGGTAGTCCACCTGCAAGTGGTTTCAGTCCTTGGTCTACCTTGATGCCAGGTATGATACCTAACTTCTTCAATTTGTCTACCATAGACTCACCATCAGCATGGTCTTGGTATAATGTCTCTTCGTATAATATTGCACCACTTATGTACTGACCTAGACCAGTAGTGGTAAATAACATACCTCTGTATGCTTGACGATTCTCCTCAGTATTTTCGACATTGATACCTGCCAATCTCTTTCCAACTGTACCTGTAGATTCATCAACAGCAAGAATACCTTTTCCTCTTGTTGCCAATGCTTGTGCAGTTGATCTCAGTTCTTCTCTATTCATCTTTATATTTTTTTTATATTTAGCTACCAAAAAGTCTTCTGTTTTCCTTCACGATGTATGTCACTGGTGATACAGTGTAGTCCTCCATCCCAGAACCATCTGTGTCTAAAGTTTACAACGTGTGGTGTGATACCATGTCTTTCAAAAGCATCAAAGATATTCTTATTGTAACCATTCACTATACAGTTCTGTTCATTTATTGGTAGCACATTCAGATCAAATATAGTCTCTTCTGCGTACGTAACCCAATGATCTAACCATGTATCAATGTAATCAATCAAATCATCATTATTTTCTTCACCTTTTATCCACCACCTCCCTCTGTTTTTATTTTTCAACTCTAAAAAAGGTCTCATTTTACCGTAATCTTTCACAGTCACTACCTCCCAACCAGGATAATAATCTTTGTAATGCTTCTCTTCTTTTGCTGCTATGATAAGACCCTCCTTGACGGGATGCATTGCACCATCACCATGACCAGGTACTGAGATAGCATGGTTCCTATAGTCAGGAAATAATTTATTCCATTTTTCTTGGAAGCGATCTTGATTCAAGACACTCCACAAATTCACATAATTGAAATATAAATCCTTACCAAGTCTCCAACAGTTTGCACTACTGATGTATTGATCATAGACTGTTGGGACATTATTTTTCTCCAACCATTTTCTTACAGAAGTCCATGCATACACTCTTCTATTTGTTGGGAACTTTACATTAGATCCTATGGTATTAGTTTCTGCTGCTATGATAACTTTCTCTAACTCCTCTCTATCTACTGCTGCCAAAAATGCATAAGGTTGTTTTACTATGTCATCTCTACTTCTGAAAGCTTTGAGTGCTGCTTCCTGTGATAATGGTCTACCAGGTTGAAGCAAGTCCTCAAGATATTGTGCTAAAACTCCTTCTCTATTTTCCTGTACCTCACCCTTAGTCCATGTTGGTTCTGCATTCAACATACCAAGATACAATGCATCCACATCAAAATTTGTACCATAGTTTTCACTTGGCATATAGAAAGTATCTCCGATCATGGCACTGAAATCTCTTGGGCACATGGGAGGAGGTGCAGTTACAACACCATCATAGTCTTTATAGTCATCAACATTATCTGATACATCTAATCTCAATACCTCTACATCAAACTCCTCAAGTTTATTGATAAGTTTTTGATAATCTTCTTCAGTCTCAATAGCCATACGTTCCATAGCGGAGCGTACCCTGACGTTTTCAATCTCACTATAGAATTCTGGAGGGTATGATCTACCTACGATACACGTCTTTAGTGGGTCAAAACATTGATGAACTGAAATCATTATAGTGAAACTAATGTATTATATATCAATCAAAGTGATAAGATTTATACCAATTATACCACTTACTTACTTGTCTTTTTGCTTCAAGATGAAGAGGATCTTTTGCCCACGACATCACATCTTCTTTTGTTTTCCACTTACTAATTGTTATCTCCACACCATCAACAATCTCACTATCAATACCAATAAAACCATCTAATTTTTTTGCACTAGCATATAGATCATCATTGTATTTTTCATACTCAGATGACAAATCTTTTATACCACCAATAAAAATAACTCTGTACATAAAAAAAGACCCCTACTATGTAGAGGTCTGATATCTCGAACAATATATTTATCCGATTGATGGAGCAGTTAGAGCAACTGTTGTTGACTCTGCACATGCTAGATCAAGTGGGAAGTTGTGTGCATTTCTTTCATGCATAACTTCCATACCTAGGTTTGCTCTGTTTAGAACGTCGCCCCATGTAGGAACGATCTTTCCGTTAGCATCAACAACTGACTGGTTGAAGTTGAAACCATTCAAGTTGAATGCCATTGTACAGATACCCATAGAGGTCAACCATACACATACAACAGGGAATACTGCTAGGAAGAAGTGTAAACTTCTTGAGTTGTTGAAGGAAGCATATTGGAAGATAAGTCTACCAAAGTAACCGTGTGCTGCCACGATGTTATATGTTTCTTCTTCTTGTCCAAACTTATAGCCGTAGTTTTGACTCTCTGTTTCTGTAGTTTCTCTGATAAGAGATGATGTAACTAAGCTACCGTGCATTGCACTGAAGAGACTACCACCGAACATACCTGCTACACCTGCCATGTGGAAGGGGTGCATTAGTATGTTGTGTTCTGCTTGGAACACGAACATGAAGTTGAACGTACCTGATATACCTAGAGGCATACCATCAGAGAAAGATCCCTGACCGAAAGGATACACTAAGAATACAGCGAATGCTGCAGATACTGGTGCTGAATAAGCAACGCAGATCCATGGTCTCATTCCTAATCTGTATGATAGTTCCCACTGTCTACCCATGTAGGCAGAGATTCCAATAAGGAAGTGGAAGATTACCAACTGATAAGGACCTCCATTATACAACCACTCATCTAGAGTTGCTGCTTCCCAGATAGGATAGAAGTGTAAACCAATTGCGTTTGAAGATGGTACAACTGCACCAGAGATGATGTTGTTACCATACAAGAAGGAACCTGCTACAGGTTCTCTGATTCCGTCGATATCGACAGGAGGTGCTGC